CACAACAAGAACAGGTGCTTGTGCAGATGTACCACTACCACTTCCTGGTATAATTAGGTAAGCGTATGAACCATCCTGAAATGGTGAAGTTAAACCATTGTTACCAAAGTCTTTTTTGAAGTCAAGTGCTCCAACTTCAGAGTTACCATCAAATGATACTGATGTTTCAAGACTCATCCAATCGTTTTGTAAAGCGTCATCATCATCTACTGCCGGTGAGAACACATATACGAATTCACTCAAGTCATCTGTATAAGATACTTTTTGGTCAAGAACGGTTTCAACATAAGCTTCAAGTGTTTCATCAGTAGAAGCTCCTTCGGATAAATCGACACCACCAACGGCGACATCATATTTCTCTTGTCCTGGAAAACGACCTTTTCCTTCTTCAGATAGGGTTTGGTTATAATAGTTGTTAGCTACTGTAAGAATCTTATCGATGTTAGCCATCGTTTTCTTTTCTTTAGCTCCTGCACCAACTGCACCAAATTTTGGAGCGGCTGTTGTAGCTAATGTAGCCATCATTGCGGTAGTAACTGCGAATTCAGCTAGTGAATTACCTTTGTTACTCTTTATTTTTCTCATAAAAGATTTTACGAGTTTTTTTATAGTTTCGAACATCTCAGTTCTCCTTCATTTTCATTATTGTAAACAAATTCTAATAACTTGTTTCTACTATATATGGTACAAGAACTATACCAAACTACCCTATTTTGAGAAAAAAAATAAAAAAAATTTTAAGTGTCTATATAATTGAAGATGTAGGGGCACAAAAAAACCCCATTAAAAAATGAGGTTTTTTCTTTCTTAGAAGTTTTTTAAAAGTGTAACATTATGTAATAACAAAATGATACATATGTATTCTTTTGTTACAAGAATGAACCCGTATTAGATGTATCCAATTGACCAGTATTCATAAACTCCTTTGTTAGATTTGCATTATATTTTTTCATCAAATTAACAATACGAGTAATGTGCTGTGTTTTAGAACCAGTCATCTCACGAATCAATATGTATATAGCCTTCTTATTAAAGTTTTCTATATTCTCTCTCCTTCTGAACATCTCTAATACTGCATCAGCTACAAGAATATCTTTCTGTCGTCTAAAAATATTAGTCAAATTATTATCCCAATACTCTAACATTTCTTCTACATACTCTTTGTTAAAATCTGCAACATCACCAGCATTTTGTTTTTCTTTTATATTAGTACTATAATCAAGAACTTCCATCTTGTCGTGTATCTTGTAATTCTTATAATTTTTATTATTATGAAGAATCAAGTAATTTTTAGCAACAATACTAAAGTAGGAAAACGCCTTTCCCTTACCTTCTTTGAATTTGTGCATGTTCATCACAAGAAAAGAAACAACTTCGTGTTTAACCTGCTCTGATGGTACATCGAAATAATAAAACTTAAAAGTATGGATGATATTTTCTGCTAACTTATCAAAGGCAAAAGCAATATGTTCATTATAAATAGTATTCTTTAATCTAGCACTATCAGTATTATTATACCTAATAATAGCGTTTTCAACCAATTGGTCGAAATAATAATTTTTAGGTTTTTTCTTTTTCTTTACTGGTTGTTTAGCCTTACTCACTAACTGACTCCTTTTCTGATACATTGTTTATATCGTTAATTACTTCTTTTATTGATTGAAATATTGTTCCAACTTCATCATCAGATTCAAAGTGACCTGTTGAATCTATTTCAGTAAGTTCTTCTTGAACACGAACTATCCTATCAGAAAAATCTTCTACCCAAGTTTCAAGTAGTTCTGTTTTTCTCATAAGATTCCAAATTACATAGGTTTCAGTAACAAGAATTACTCCTGCACAACCTAATAAGATTTCTATTATCATTACTTATCTCCAAATAGTTCATCAAATAAATCTTGATGTTTAGATTCTAAAACTTTATCTTTCTGTTTTTTCTTAGGTTCTTTTTTACCAACACTAATATTTCTAATGTTGCTTAACCTACTTTCCATTTCTTCCTTATTATCTTCATCCTCTCGTTTCCATTCATCGTATTCAGCTTGTGTCGCCATATGGTCAGCCCAATGTATGATGTATGGTAGATGATTTTTCAATGAACGACTAGCATCAAATACTTTCATATAGTAAGTGTTTGCCTCATCGTACAACCCATCAGATACCTTGATAGCAAGAGTTTCTTTTAGACTAACCTTAACACCAAAGTGTTGTAGTAGAAATAAAGCTCTATCTGTTACTCTCATATTGTCTATGTCTACATTATGTGTGAATATCTCACCAAGAGTTTTTCTTCTCCAATCATTATCTTGTGGGATGTAATACTCTCCGTTCAAATCACCGACCTTACCCAAGTCGTGATGCATAGCAGAAAAGATAAGTTCTTCATCTGTCCAATCTTTGTAACCACCGACTTTTTCATAAGTCTTGGATACCTCTAAAGCCGTTTCAACTACATGAAGAACATGATTTACATAACCACCAGCGTAACAATAGTGATATTCTTCTTTACCACTTGCTGGAGCTACAACCATTCTATCTTCGAAGAACTTGTACATTTCAAGAAGTCGTTCTTTTCGTTCTCCTTCAAATGTGTCCTCTACGAGTTGCAACAACTTATTCCAATTACCGAGTAATTGTTCTTCAGTAAGTTGTTTCATTTATAACCTCTTATTTTATAATTTTCTCAATTTATTTTTAGTGGTTGTTATCCTATGTTGATATGTACCTTCGGTCTGTACAACATAATAATCATCTCCCTCAATCTTTTCAATTTGGTACGCTGGTTCATTACCACTATTTATTCCTGTCATTAATACGGAAACCCAATCCCCTACTTTCAGTTCAGTATTCTTTTTTGACATATAGTTATTCTCCTTTATTTATGATTTTATATCTTTTATTAATGCTAAATTATCTGTCCAATTCATCTTATAGATGTGAACATTCTCATACTTATATGGTTTAACAGATACAGATTCTAATATATCCACATAATTAACGAACTTAGGATTCATAGTATCTCTGACATTATACACTCCATCCTTATCCTTTGTTCCTTTGATTAAAATAAAATCTCCATAATCAAATGGGCCTCCCCATCTTTTTAAGAGATTTCGAGAAAGTGCTACAAACTTGTAATCACTTGCTTTACTGATACGAATTTTAGTTCCATCCGCAGTAATGTTCGGTGTCATATCAGTTTGTGGATATACAGGTTGATACATAGTTACATTTACCTCTATACCATATTGATAGAATTGTTCAAGTTCTGTATGTAGTTTTTCATTACTCTCTAATAGTTTATCAACCTCATTTGAATAAAATTCAGTTTGATTTTTAAACATATTAATAGATATAAATCCATTAACCATAGTTACTAAAACAACTCCCGCGATTGCTGTTCTTGTATTTATCATATTATTTCCTTTCAGATTACTCTTGATCTTACGACATTTTGCAGTAAAAGTCAAGTCATTTTTTGTAAAAAATGAATATAGGTTCATATTTTAAATAAGTTCCGTTTATTTTAACCGCGTTTTTGACATTAGATTGGTCAACTCCAACCATTGAAGTCATCAACATTTTGAGTTTACCTTGATACTCACCACCGAGGGATTCGACTATATCGATACTATCTTGTTCAAGAGGGTGGTATTTATCTTTTCCGATTTTTATATCGGCTATGTTCCATAATAAATATCTATCTTTTCTTAAATTCTCATACGCGTTGGTTAATGTTGGTCTTAAAAAATCATCTCTCCAGCTATCATACTTAGGATATAACTTAAAGGATTGTTCCTCATCTTCACTATATTGCTCTCTGTCAAAGTATGGCGGACTTGTGAAAACTAAATCAAGTTTGCCCTTATACGATTGAAACTCAGAATTGTTCCCAATAAATTCACTTCCATCTTGAAATAAATGATAGGTGTTTTGATCTTCTTCCCAAAATCTATTACTCTCTAATACCTCGTTATTAAAGAAATCTGCTACATATTCGTATCTTGATTTACCCAACTCATCTATGTAGTTATCGGTATTCGGGTCTGTTCCAATATAATGAATTCTTTTTAATGATGACATAGCTCCAAGTATTCTACCACCCCAACCACTCGAAGGATCGTAAATATTTAGTGGTTCAGTTTGGTTGATATGGTCTGTATATCTTTCGTATAAGTATCGTGCCGTAAGTGGTGGGAAATTTACTGCTGGTTGTCCAAGTCCTAATCTAAATGCCTGAATACCTGCTGGAAATAACTTTTGTCCTAATTCAAAATCCCTTACTAAAAATTTATATGTATCTCCATCTAATTGTTTTGGTAGGTTAGTCTTGTGTTTATCATCCAACTTCTCTACTTCTTCAACTGATAAAGTCTTGTAGATACTCTCTACAGCATTATGTTTGTGTTGAACGATAAAGAAGTTCTCTGGCATCTCCTCACCATCTTTAACACATTTAGACCAATTGTACATGGAATCTCTTTTTAAGATTCTTAATATAACTTTCTGAAATTTATCTTTATATTCATCTGTAAACCAATCGTAGATACTACCATTCTGAACACGAGTCTTTAACATAGTCGGAAAGAATTGATTCACGCCACTTGCATGTTTGTTATAATTCTTTATAACATTATTATTACCATCGTCATCACGAATTAAAAACTTATTATGTACATTATACTCTCTGAGTTTTTTGAAATTCTTTTTTATCTCTTTGGTATCTTGTCCGATGGTAGGTGGGATACCTTTATCATCCCATTCAGATAATATAAAACTTCTAAGACTTTCTATCCATTCAGAAGTTTCTTCTTCGTTCATATATAGTAATTCCTCAAAGTTGATGTTTACATCACTCTCAAGCAAATTACTTCTTTCATAATAATATTTTTTCATATCTGGAATTTACAAATTTTTATAACCATTTACAAGTCTTTTCTTGCTATTTTTTTGTGGAGCTGGGGAGATTCGAACTCCCGTCCTGTTTGCCTTCTTTACAAAGTCATTTACAGCTTAGTTAGGTTACTACCCTCCGAGAAGTTACCTACAAACCACCGACTATTTTCTTGGATAGCTCCGTACACATTTTATACTCGATGTGTCTGTGAGTTGATGTCTAACTTATTTTATGACCGAGTGTTAGACAACTCAGTACCTTATGCCGCGTAGGCGTAAGATGGTTGGTCATTAGAGACAGGAACCATAGGTGAGTAATCATACTCAGCTAGATGCCAATCAATGTCCAACCCGTCTAGCGAATTATCGCCAATTAGGTTTCGTTGAGTCTTATTTAAGAGTCTACTCAAACTCTGCTGCACTTTAGTATCGAATAACACCAGTCGATTTCCAAGTCAGCCCCATAAATCTTCATTTTCTAAATCACTATCGTTTTCGTATTCTTTTATAGGATTTTCTTCTTCGTATATTAATTCTTCTAATAATCCTTTAATGATATCCCAATCTTTATCATCTAAGGCTTCACTTAATATCTGTATAATCTTAGTTATGTCCATATAAGTATCTCCGTGATTAGAGATAAGTATCAAAAACTAAATTAATCATTTAATAATTTCTTAGTTTTGTTATTGTCTTTTACATCACCATAATCATCAAAATATACTTTAAGTGATTCTAAATTTTCATTAGCCTCGGACAATTTTGCAGTCCAAATATGTATCTCCTCTAATATCTTAGAATGTTCCCCAATTCCTACTGACTTATTAAAATATAATTCTAATGTGGCTAAAGCCTCATCTCTTTGAGATTTCCAATGACTTAAAGCTGCAGTATAAAATTTATTCATTTTTTTCTCCATTACTCTTTAGATAAATATTCTTAATTTCCATTACTTTATGTAGCATGTCTTACCTCAGCAACATATGATAGATACTTCTTTGCCTCAAGGTAAGAATCATTCTTTGCAAACGGATCTGGGCCGATTGTTTTACTTATAACTTTATATGACTTTAATATGTCATCAACTATCCTCTCAGTTATTAACATTTGATGACCTTCATTTAATTGTTCTTTTGTTCTCATGTGCAAATGAAAACAGAAACGCCCTTCTTCTGATAAATTATTCATTATATTATCTATACTTTTCTTTAAGTTTCCACTATGGTCAAGAGCATTAAAAGACACTATGAGATCTGCCTTTTCTTCCAAAATAAAGTTTTGTCCAGTAGATTTTATTTTTTCAACACCATTTGGTAGTACAATAAGATTGTCGTTTTTATACTTATCCCATAATGGATCTATAGCAAACATTCTTGTAAAAGATACATCATGAAAAATACCGCTCAAAGGACCACATCCGACATCAGCTACTATTTTATGTTTTTTTAAATCTGAAAACATATTAAGCATCACTTTTGCGCGTTTATATTCTTCTCCTTTATGATCCCTCCAATACTCTAATTCATAATTAGACGCTAATTTTTCATCTTTCATATTAATCTCTCCTATAAATATTTTTTCAATTTATTTAAATAAATATTCAAATCCAATTTTAGCTTTGTAAAATTCTTTACCTTGTAACTTGGATACTTCTCCAAGATTATAAAGTCTTATTTTTTTTGTTAGTGGGTACGACATTTTAAATTTGTTTTCAAACTCAAAAGTATCTCTACCATCATCTTGACTTGGTGGAAAGTATCCATCAAATGAAAATTCAACATCTACTTTATCCCAATACTTTTTCTTTGTACTACCACCAAATGATACGAATGTCTCAAAGTTTTTACTAAACACATTCTCATTACTATTACGACTTGTAAAACCTAAAGACATACCTTTCCAACTTCGTCTTGCATCAATCTTTAGATATCGTACACCTTGACTTTCTTTATTCATATATTCTGGTTTAAAATAAATACCATTATCTAACTTTGCCCAAAACAAATCGTCTATATAGAACTCACCGAGTTCTCGTTCCCATTGACGATTGAAATGATAAGCTGGGTGACTAACACCAATACTGACTTCGTAGTCATCAGGATTAGGTTGTGTGTTTGGTGTCCTAACCGCTAGCGAACTGAATAACATCACACCAGCTAATAAACTATCTAACATTATTTTCTCCTAACAAAACTTATGATTTGTTGTCTACATACACCAACGACAGCAATCAAACTTACGCCAGAAAACATCATTATTTTTGGATAGTAGCAACAAAAAAAGTGTGTGATAAAATGGTGAATCGTATCTATCATTTTAATCTCCCATTAAACCACTCGTCAATAAATGATTTACCAGTATACATTATAGTCAACCACAAGGATATTTCAATTACTTCTCCGTATCCAAGTTGATTCAATACACCTATATCCATTACTTTCTCCTATCTGATTTTACACCAGCTTTTCTTTTCTCGTATTTTCTCTTGCGTGGTTTCTTGATTCTTCGGTCATCACCACTTCTTTTTTCCGAACCAATC